TGAATACAGCAAAAAATGATTTTATGGAGGAAAACGACAATGAGTAAAAATGTAAAAATCAGCAATCCCATGAAGGTTATCACCGGTGTTGACACTCGCTGGAGCTATGCGAACGTCTGGGAGCCGAAGTCTATCAATGGCGGCACTCCCAAGTACAGCGTGAGCCTCATCATCCCGAAGTCCGACACCAAGACCATCGCCAAGATTCAGGCTGCTATCGAGGCTGCCTACAAGGAGGGCGAGGCCAAGCTCAAGGGCAACGGCAAGTCCGTACCGGCGCTCTCTGTTTTGAAGACTCCTCTGCGTGACGGCGATGCAGAGCGTCCGGACGACGAGGCCTACAAGAATGCCTACTTCGTTAATGCCAATGCAACCTCTGCTCCCGGCATCGTGGACGCAGACCTGAATCCGATTCTTACCCGTTCCGAAGTGTACAGCGGCGTGTACGGTAGAGCCAGCATCACGTTTTATGCTTTCAACTCTTCCGGCAACAAGGGAATCGCCTGCGGGCTTAACAATTTGCAGAAGATCCGCGACGGTGAGCCTCTTGGTGGCAAGGCAAGCGCTGAGTCCGACTTTGCTACTGAAGACGATGAAGATTTTCTCAACTAAGGAAAGGAGCGCAAAACAATGGAAAGCACAGTTATGATTTCATCCCTTCTCTGCAACATCCTGATCGGATGCTTCTGCATCGTAGTCCTGTCTTGGGCAGTGGTCGCCATCCAGACGGTGATCAACGACTTCAAGCGTGAGAAGCGCGAGGAGAAAAAGGCCGCGCAGGACGACGAATACCATATCAAGCGTATGGAATCCCTGAAATAATCCAGTACCGGCAGGCGGCTTAGGAGTGATCTTAAGCCGCTTGTTTGAATTGAGGTGAAAATCTATGCAAACACTCAGTATTGATATCGAAACCTACAGCGACGTGAACCTATCCAAGTGCGGCGTATATAAATATGCCGAGTCACCGGATTTTGAGATACTACTGTTCGGCTACAGTGCCGACGGCTCCGAGGTGACGGTCATTGACCTTGCACAGGGAGAGCACCTGCCACAGAAAATTATAGATGCTCTGACTGATGATACTGTCATCAAATGGGCTTTCAACGCAAATTTTGAACGGGTGTGCTTATCACGATATCTCCGTGATCTTGGAGTAAGCCTTGATCCCTTCCATGATAACCACCCTCTCTCGACCGAATGCGCACGCTTCTTGAATCCGGAAAGCTGGCGCTGCTCTATGGTCTGGGCGGCAACAATGGGACTGCCGCTCTCTCTGGAAGGCGTCGGTGCCGTCCTCGGTCTTGAAAAACAGAAACTCACGGAGGGAAAAGACCTGATCAAATACTTCTCCGTGCCCTGCGCTCCGACGAAAGCAAACGGCGGTCGCACGAGGAATCACCCTTTCCATGCGCCGGACAAGTGGGAAGCCTTCAAAAAATATAACATCCGCGATGTGGAAACCGAGATCGGCATTAAGGATCGTCTTGCAAAATTCCCTGTGCCGGAGGCGGTGTGGGATGAATACCACATCGATCAGGAAATCAACGACCGTGGTGTCCGGCTCGATATGGATCTGGTAAAGGAAGCCATCGAAATGGACACCCGCTCCCGGTCAGAATTGACTGCTGCCATGAAAGATATGACAGCACTTGACAATCCAAACTCCGTCCAGCAAATGAAGCAGTGGCTCTCCGACAACGGGCTCGAAACTGACAGCCTTGGAAAGAAAGTCGTGGCAGAGCTTATCAAAACCGCTCCGCCAGAACTTCAAACCGTTCTGGAGCTCCGACAGCAGCTTGCCAAATCCTCCGTTAAGAAATATCAGACTATGGAGCGTGCGGTCTGTGATGACGGCAGGGCTCGCGGCATGTTTGCATTTTACGGAGTCAATCGTACCGGTCGCTGGGCAGGCAGGCTTATACAATTACAAAACCTCCCGCAAAATCATCTCCCGGATCTGGCCGATGCTCGTGCCCTTGTAAAATCCGGCAACTTCGATGCTGTAAAGCTCTTATATGAGGACGTTCCGGACACCCTCTCTCAGCTGATCCGGACAGCATTTATCCCGAAGGACGGTACGCAGTTTTATGTTTCCGACTTCAGTGCCATCGAAGCAAGAGTCATCGCGTGGTATGCCGGTGAGACGTGGCGTCAAAAAGTCTTTGAAACCGGAGGTGACATCTACTGCGCCAGTGCCAGTCAGATGTTCCATGTTCCGGTTGAGAAGCATGGCATTAACGGCCATCTGCGTCAAAAAGGCAAAATCGCGGAACTCGCGCTCGGCTACGGCGGCTCGGTCGGAGCCTTAAAGGCAATGGGCGCTATAGAGATGGGACTTTCCGAGGATGAGCTTCCTCCTCTGGTGGACGCATGGAGGCAGACAAATCCCAACATCGTAAAATTCTGGTGGGATGTTGACCGCTCTGTCATGGAGGCTGTGAAGTATAAACACACAACCAGCAGCTATGGGCTTACTTTCTCCTGCCGTTCCGGGATGCTCTTTATTACGTTGCCCTCCGGACGGAACCTCGCCTATGTAAAGCCAAAGATCGGTACGAATAAATTCGGAGGCGAGTGTGTCACCTATGAGGGCATCGGCAGCACGAAAAAATGGGAACAGCTCGATTCATACGGGCCGAAATTCGTGGAAAATATCGTGCAGGCAACCTCCCGCGACATTCTCTGCTATGCCATGAAGACGCTGCGCTGCTGCTCCATCGTCATGCATATCCACGACGAACTGGTCATCGAAGCAGACCCTCACATGTCTCTTGACGTTCTCTGTGAACAGATGGGCAGGACTCCGCCGTGGGCAAAAGGCCTGAAGCTCCGCGCCGATGGTTATGTCACGCCCTTCTACAAAAAAGATTAAAAATCGTCCGCTCAAATCAGGCGTTCATCTCCAGTGGAAATTGGAGGTGGACGCCTTTAAGTCTGCCCGGAAAGGAGGACTTTTGAGTGAGCAACGATTATCGCAACAGCGAAGGCTATCCTGACCCAACTGCAGGTGAAGCACTCTCCCGGATTGCTGCAAATGAAAAGCAGTCCCTTCGTGCTTTCCGGCCTATCGCCTACATCTGCTCTCCGTTTTCCGGAGATGTGGAGACAAATGTGGCCAATGCCAGACGCTACAGCCGCTTTGCCGTGGACAAGGGATATATCCCTATCGCACCGCATCTGCTATTTCCGCAGTTCATTGATGATGACAATCCGGATGAACGTGAGCTTGGTCTTTTCTTCGGAAATGCCCTCATGAGCAAGTGCGCTGAGGTCTGGGTATTCGGCAGCCGCATCTCATCCGGTATGGAAGCAGAAATTAAACGCGCCAAGTGGAAAGGCTATCGCTTGCGCTATTTCACAGAAGAATGTCAGGAGGTTTAACGCTATGTATGAAATTAAAGAAAATCGCAGAAAGCTTTTCGATGGCACTGAGATTACAACCTACACCCGCGATGTGGTAAGCGCCAATATTCTGCAGGTCGAAGCCGGGACGACCGGCTACAAAGGTGGCGACACCGGCCACGGCGGACGCACCTATTTCCGCATTTCCGATGAAGCCAGCACAGATATCCATGTCACGCCTTTTATGGACAGATTCGGCTGCAACGGTTTTGAAGTTACCCTTGGCGGCGACTGCGAACTGGAAACCATGATCCGCGCCCTGAAATTTATCACGAAGGTGCTGGAGGAGGAATCGGAGGAGGTGTACGACTGATGTTTACCCTGTATAGCGCCGATTTTATCGGCAATCCCGGAAACTGCTCCTATCCGCATAAGACCGTTGTCATGGACGCGGACAGCATGAGAAACGCAGTCAGTCACGACTATGTGTGTGCGGAGTACAAAAATCACTACCGCAACAGCGACAACTTCCTCTCTGCGGACTGTCTTCCCGTGGACTGTGATAACGACCATTCAGAAGATTCGAAAGACTGGATCACACCGGAAGACGTGTTGGAGGCATTTCCGGGAGTAAGCCTCGCCATCCATTACAGCCGCTTTAATCAGCGCGAGAAAAACGGCAAACCGGCAAGGCCAAAGTTCCACGTGCTCTTTCCCATCGACCGGGTGACAGATGCCGCCCTCTATAGCGATATGAAGAAGCTGGTTAATTCCATATTTCCATATTTCGATACGAAGGCTCTGGATGCTGCTCGCTTCTTCTTCGGAACACAGGAGCCGAATGTGGAGCTCTATCCCGGTCGCATGAACCTCACGGAATTTTTGAATGACGACGAGTTCGATGCAGACCTGCCCGGTGGGCATGAAAAAGACGTCGTGATCCCGGAAGGAAGCCGTAACGCTACCATGTCACGCTTTGCCGGTATTGTCATAAAGAAATACGGCGATACAGAAAAAGCCTACCAGAGCTTTCTGGAAAAGGCCGCGACCTGTGTGCCGCCTCTCGATAACAGCGAGCTTAATACAATCTGGCACAGCGCCCAGCGTTTTTATTCCAAGATCAGCCATGAGGACGGATATGTCCCTCCGGAAGTCTATAACGACGAGAATAGCTATAAGCCGGAGGACTTTTCCGATGTAGGGCAGGCTGAGGTGCTCTCGAAGTATTTTGCAAACGAGCTGCGCTACTCACCGGCCACCCACTTTATCCGATACAGTGACCACTACTGGCAGGAAACAGAGCCCGGCGCTCAGGCCGTCGCTCATGAACTCACCCGCAGGCAGCTCGCAGAAGCCAATCGAAATATGATGGAGGCTCTGCAAAAGCTCAAAAACTGTGGTGCACAGGAAATACTTGATAACACATCCAAGGCCAAAGCTGAACAGCTGATGAGCGACGAGCAGATGGAGGCCTATCAGGAGTTCCTTGCCGCCAAGGCCTACCAGAGCTTTGCCGTTCGCAGACGCGACTCCAAGAACATTACATCTACCCTCAAAGAGACGCACCCGATGCTGGAAATCTCGCCGAGAGACTTGGACGCAGACTGCTTCCTGCTCTGCACACCGGAGGCGACCTACGACCTTCGCAAAGGTATGGCCGGTGCCCGCGAACATTCTGCAGATGACTTTATTACGAAAATCACGTCCGTGTCACCCGGCAGTAAAGGAGCGCAGCTCTGGCAGGATAATCTGGATCTGATTTTTCAGAAGGATCAGCAGCTTATCGACTATGTACAGATGATCTGCGGCCTTGCTGCTATCGGGAAAGTTTTTGTGGAGGCGCTCATCATCGCATACGGCGATGGACGCAACGGCAAATCCACCTTCTGGAATGCCATCTCCCGCGTGCTGGGACTCTACAGCGGAAATATATCCGCAGATACCTTGACCGTCGGCTGCCGCAGAAACATCAAACCGGAAATGGCTGAGGTCAAAGGCAAGCGCCTGCTGATCGCTGCGGAAATGCAGGAAGGCGCAAGGCTCAACGACTCCACCGTCAAGCAGCTCTGCTCTACGGACGATGTGTTTGCGGAGAAAAAGTATAAAGACCCGTTTTCCTTCAAGCCCTGCCATACGCTGGTGCTGTATACGAACCACCTGCCTCGCGTCTCCGCTTCCGATGACGGTATCTGGCGCAGGCTTATCGTGATCCCGTTCAACGCCAAGATCGAGGGCAAGGCCGACATCAAAAATTACGGTGAGTACCTATATGAAAATGCCGGTGAAAGCATTCTGGCATGGATCATCGAAGGTGCTAAAAAGGTCATCGCGCTGGACTACCAGATTCCGGTGCCGGACTGCGTAACAAAGGCCATCGATGAATATCGCAGCCAGAACGACTGGTTCGGACATTTTCTGGACGAGAAGTGTGATGTGGATGAGTCCTTTAAGGAAAGCTCCTCGGCACTTTATCAGGCATACCGCAACTACTCGCTGGACTGCAATGAGTATGTGCGCAGCACGGCAGATTTTTACTTTGCGCTGGAGAAAGCCGGATTCGAGCGGCTGACACTGAATCGGAAGCGCTATTTCAAGGGTTTAAAGATTCATGAGGACAGCGGTGCAGAGGAAGATTTTCTGCAGTAATCCGGGACTATGACAAGGTGTATCAAGGTCTTATATAAAAACTCTCTTAGCCCTTAAAAAATAGCTCTAAGAAAAAGTTTGGTAAATACCATTGATACACCTTGCACATCCCCTGAAATTAACGCCTGACGGAGGTTTGCAATGATAGAAAAACAGATAGAAAACAAGTTAACTATGGCGGTGAAAAAGAACGGCGGCATTGCACTTAAGCTGGTGTGTCCCTCTTTCGCAGGAATGCCCGACCGCCTGATCTTACTCCCTGATGGCCATATCGGTTTCGCAGAGCTGAAGGCACCCGGCAAAAAGCCACGCCCTCTCCAGCTCTCACGCCACAGGCTGCTGCGGGAACTTGGCTACCGGGTATATGTCATTGACGATCCGGAGCAGATTGGAGGGATGATCAATGAACTTCAATCCACATGATTATCAGGACTATGCCATCCGCTATATTGAAAAGCACCCTGTGGCCGCAGTCCTTTTAGATATGGGACTTGGCAAGACGATCATCAGCCTGACGGCAGTAAATGACCTGTTGTTTGACAGCTTCGAAGTGCATCGCGTGCTGGTGGTAGCTCCCTTAAGAGTCGCCCGCGATACTTGGCCAGCGGAAATTAAAAAATGGGAGCACCTAAGAGGTCTTACCTATGCGGTCGCAGTCGGGACACCGAAGGAGCGTAAAACTGCCCTCATGCAGAGAGCAGACATCACGATCATCAACCGTGAAAACCTGCAGTGGCTCATTGACGAATCCGGCTTCCCTTTTGACTTCGATATGGTGATCATCGATGAGCTGTCATCCTTCAAAAATCACAAATCCAAGCGCTTTAAGTCGCTGATGAAGGTACGGCCACGGATTCACCGGATTATCGGGCTCACAGGCACTCCTTCCTCCAACGGTCTCATGGATCTGTGGGCAGAGTTTAAAGTGCTGGATATGGGCGAGCGCCTCGGACGCTTTATCACACAGTACCGGACAAATTACTTCATGCCGGACAAGAGAAACGGCGAGATCATCTACTCCTACAAGCCACTGCCCTATGCGGAGGACGCCATCTATCGGAGGATCTCGGATATCACGATTTCCATGAAATCTACCGACCATCTGAAGATGCCGGAGCTGGTTTCAACAGAATATGAAGTGCAGCTTTCTGACTCTGAGCGCAGCCGTTATGAAGATTTGAAACAGGAGCTCATATTGCAGCTCCCTGATGGTGAGGTGACTGCTGCCAATGCCGCATCGCTTACGGGCAAGCTCTCACAGCTCGCAAACGGTGCCATATATGCCGATACCGGTGAAGTCATCGAGTTCCACGACAGGAAGCTGGACGCTTTGGAGGATATTATCGAGGCCGCCAACGAAAAACCGCTTCTTGTGGCCTACTGGTTCCGACATGACCTTAGCCGCATCAAGAACCGCTTCAATGTCCGGGAGATCAAGACCAGCCGAGATATTGCTGACTGGAATGCGGGAAAGATTCCTGTAGCAGTCATCCATCCGGCCTCTGCCGGTCACGGTTTGAACCTTCAGGCCGGAGGCTCCACCCTTGTATGGTTCGGTCTTACATGGTCGCTGGAATTATATCAACAGACTAACGCCCGTCTCTGGCGGCAAGGTCAAGAATCCGGCACTGTGGTGATCCAGCACATTATTACCAAGGGCACCATCGACGAAAGGATCGTAAAGGCGCTATCCAAAAAAGAAATGACGCAGACTGCACTGATTGACGCGGTCAAGGCTGACCTTGAGGTGGTGTGATGACCGATCCTTATGAAAATCTCGCCAACGCTATCGTGCTGCAGGCAGTGAAGGATTACCGGGACGCCCTGAAGCGCCTGAAAAAGAAGCCCGGCAATCAAGCCGCCATGTCGGATGCAATGGAATGTGAACGGTTCTTCCGCTCCGGCTGGTACAAGGCCTTAACGAGTGTGGACGGCGAGTATCTCATACAAAAACTACGAGAGGAGGCGAAGTCCTTATGACAGTAAAAGAATATCTCCATCAGGCCTACCGACTTGATCAGAGAATCAAGTCCGACACAATGGAAGCACAAAACCTGCGTGAGATGGCAGGCAGCGTGTCGGCTATCCAATATGATAAAGACCGCGTGCAGACATCGCGTAATACCGAAGCACCATTTGTCCGGACGCTTGAGAAGCTGTGGACACTGGAAAAGAAAATCGCCGGTGAGCTGGAAATGCTATCAGACCTTAAGAAACAGATACGGGAGGTCATTGAGGCAGTTCCTGATACCGACGAGCGCATGGTACTCAAGTACCGGTACATCCACAACTATACGTGGGAGCAGATCGGAATGGAGCTCTGTGCAGATGCCCGCACCATTCGTCGCTGGCACGGCAAGGCGCTCCTTCATGTGACGCTTCCGGATGATCCGATTATCATTTGAAATGCGCCCGAAATGTCCTGCTTTGTCCTAAGATGTCCACCCTCCCTTTATGATAGTATATAATCAGCGAAAAGAATAAAGAAACAGCTGCACGCGCAGCACACAAGCCTTGCGGGAACACCCTGCAGGGCTTTCTTTATGCCCTGAAAGGAGGCACGGCTTATGCCAAGAAAACCACAACGACCGTGCCGCTATCCCGGCTGCCCACACCTAACGGACGGCGTTTATTGCGAGGAGCACGCCAAGGTCATGGAACAGCACTACGAGAAGTTCCAGCGCGGCTACTCTCCCGGCAAACGCTACGGCAGAGCTTGGAAACGAATCCGTGACCGCTACGTTCACAAGCACCCGCTTTGCGAACAGTGCTTAAAGGAAGGACGCTATGTCGCGGTTGAGGAAGTCCACCACATCGTGCCGCTTGCTGAGGGAGGATCGAATGACGAGTCCAACCTTATGAGTCTTTGTCGTTCGTGTCACGAAAAGATTCACCGCGAGCGCGGCGACCGGTAGGGCGGTCAAAATCTCTGCGACCCCTTTCCCCGGAAAACGGCGCGGGGTCTTTTACGCAAAAATTGCAATTCAAACAGGGTATTAAACCCTGCACCACAGAAATGGAAGTGATCGACATGGCGAAAGACGGAACCTATCGCGGCGGGCGGCGTGTCAAAGCTGGCTCCAAGCCGGACGCCCTCGCCGACAAAATAATGAAAGGCGCACCTGCAAAGCGTATGGAGCTGCCGGACTTCACCGAAGACATGACCGACTTCGATGTTGACGACATCGGTGACGGTGTAGAGCTGGAAGGCATGGATATGCCAAGTCCGGACGATTACCTCTCTGCTCTGCAGAAGGACGGCAAGCCCCTCGGCGCAGATGAAATCTATAAGGAAACATGGCTGTGGCTCAAGGAACGTGGCTGCGAGAGGCTGGTAAACAAGCGCCTGCTCGAAAGCTACTCTGAGGCCTTTGCCCGGTACATTCAGTGCTCCGAAGCGGTCAGCAAATACGGCATGCTCGGAAAGCACCCGACCACCGGCGCTGCCATTGCGAGCCCTTTCACACAGCTTTTAATGAACTTTCAGAAGCAGGCCAACCTGCTCTGGTACGAGATTTATGACATTGTGAAGCAAAACTGCACCGAGCCCTTTGAGGGCAGCCCGCAGGACAGCGTGATGGAGCAGCTGCTTCGAAGCAGGAGGAATATGTAAATGAACACACAGAAATTGGAACAGGTACCTATTGATAAACTGGTGCCCTATGCCCGGAATGCCCGGACGCATAGCAAGGAGCAGATCGCACAGCTCCGCGCTTCTCTCAGGGAGTTCGGCTTTGTGAGTCCTGCGGTCATTGATGCAGATTATAACATCCTCGTCGGCCACGGTCGCATTACGGCTGCCCGCGAGGAAGGATATGAAACCGTGCCCTGCGTCTTTGCCGAGAACCTGACGGAAGCACAAAAGCGTGCGTATATCCTTGCGGATAATCAGCTGGCGCTCAACGCAGGCTGGGATGAGGAAATGCTGTCGGTCGAATTATCTGACCTGCAGGATCAGTCCTTTGACCTATCTCTCCTCGGCTTTGACGCCGGTGAGCTGGATAAGCTGCTCGGCACCGGGAATGAAAAGGACATCGCCGATGATGACTTTGACCTCACCGCTGCCCTTGAGAAGGCTTCTTTCGTGGAGCCCGGCGACATCTGGACAGTCGGCAGGCATCGTGTTATGTGTGGCGACGCCACCTCGCCGGAAGATGTGGAAAAGCTCATGAACGGCAAGAAAGCAAACCTCGTCCTGACCGATCCGCCCTACGGCGTATCTTTCAAAGCCTCGGACGGTCTCACGATCCAGAACGACTCTCTCAAGGGCGAAGAATTTTACAAGTTCCTGCTGGCAGCTTTTAAGAACATGGCTGACCACCTCGAAAAAGGCGGAGCCGCTTACTGCTTCCATGCGGATACCGAAGGGCTCACGTTCCGAAAGGCATTCATTGACGCAGGTTTTCACCTCGCCGGTGTGTGTATCTGGGTAAAGAACAGTCTCGTGCTCGGTCGCTCCGATTATCAATGGCAACATGAGCCTGTGCTCTACGGCTTTTTGCAAAACGGCAAGCACCCGTGGTATTCCGACCGCAAGCAGACCACCATCTGGAACTACGATAAGCCAAAGCGCAATAAGGATCACCCGACCAGCAAGCCGCTCGATCTTCTGGGCTATCCCATCCAGAACTCCTCTCAGGAGAATTCTGTAGTTATTGATACCTTCGGCGGCTCCGGTTCCACACTGATGGCCTGTGAGCAGTTAAACCGCGTCTGCTACATGATGGAGCTCGATCCGAAATACGCCTCTGTCATCCTTCGCCGTTACGTGGAGGATACCGGTGATGATGAGAATGTGTATGTAATAAGAAACGGCGAAAAGCTCCTCTATTCCGCTCTGGCAAAGGAAGTCGAGACCTCTCCGACGGCGAGTGTATAATACACAATTTCTGCCCGGATTCTTCGGCGATTTTCTACCCAAGAAAATGTCGGAAATCGCTTGATAAATAAGGCTTTCAGAGTGATGTATATACATGCCGAAAGGCACAGCAAAAAAACTTAATCTCACAAAGGAGGAACACACTCATGAAAGCAAATTACAACGTAACCGGAAACGACAGAAAAGCATTAGTCGCAGCCATTGAAAACCTCACCGGCGACAAGGCGATCTACATGCGTATGCCGACCTGCGCTTACGAGATCGGCGACATCACGGTCGACAAAGAAGGCGGCGTAACCTGCGAGGACGCAGACAAGCTGGAACGCATCATCCACAACCTGATCGCGGATGGCTTCACACCGGAGGATACCGAAGAGGTCGAAAGCGACGATGAAGCCACCGGTCTTACAGTCAGCCTCCCGCTCGACAAGGTGGCGGTCGGAAATCTCACCAACCTACTCACAGCCAAGGAACGCCTCATCAAGAAGGCACTCGGCATTGACGACCTTGGCATTGAAGTCACAGAGGATACGGTCAGCTTCCCTTGGTTTACTGAGATGCCGGAGCCGGACGAGGTCAAGGCCTACACCCACTTCATTGCAGCCCTTGGCAAGATGAGCCGGGATTTGAAGCGCATCAGTGCCACTGAGAAGGAAGTTGACAACGAGAAGTACGCATTCCGCTGCTTCCTCCTGCGGCTTGGCTTCATCGGAAACGAATATAAGGCAGAGCGCACAATTCTCCTTAAGAACCTCTCCGGCAACTCCAGCTGGAAGAACGGCGCACCGGAAAAGGAGGTGGCAGCATGCGAATGATCACAAAAGAGCAGCTTGAAGCGCTCCGCTCCCGCTACCCGGCAGGCACCCGCGTGGAGCTTCTCCAGATGGACGATGTGCAGGCTCCGCCTATCGGCACCAAGGGAACCGTTACGGGAGTCGACGATACCGGCAGCCTCATGGTGAACTGGGACAATGGCTCCGGCCTGAATGTCATCTACGGCATCGACCGTGTGCGAAAGGTGGGGGACTGATATGGACGAAA